TAAAAGATTTAAGCAATTTTTTAGAAAGTGATTTATTTGCAACTTTGGAAAGCGAAATGAAATCAGAAATGAAATTGCAGTTAATAAATATGAGTAAATATGAAGGCAATTTAAAGAAAAGATTGGAGATTTGAAAATAGGAGCATTGCTCCTTTTTTTATTTTAAGAGATATTTATTAGTATGTCAAGAATATTAATACAAAATCTATTAAGGGAAGAATTAGAGATGCGTTCTAACAAGTCCGACAAACTATTAGAATCTTATTTTAATGGTTTAATAAATGAATCTGAATTAACCAAATCACTACATAAAGAATATAACTCATTAAATGAGGGTGTTATTGAAAAGGCTACCGATTGGATTATGGATAAGTTAGCTTACCTTTATAGTAAAGCATTAGAAGGTGGTCAAATGGTATTAAATGGTATTAAGTCAATTTTTAGTGTATTAAGTAAATTCAGAAAGAATTACCCAAACGCATACAAGATATTTATAATTATAGTTATAACTCTAATACTGTTGGTCGCAACTGCAAGTACAGCACAAGCTAGTGAAGTTGATGGACAATACACAGAACAATTTTTGAATGCGTGTATTGGTACTTTAGAGGAATTAAGGAAAACATATCCCAGCGATGATATAGGAGCATTTCAAGACATAGCCCAAGCCGAAACATATCTTCTAGGTTTAAAACAAGGAGCATCTGATGCAAGTGCCCTTAGTAAAAAAGCTATGATAATGCAAGAATGGTCAATATATAAAGTAAATGAGATTCTTGAAGCAGCTAAAATTGAAGTTGAGAATAATGACTCATCATCATTAGATTACCTAAGATATTTACGTGATGAGGGTGCTAAACTTATTAAGAGTTCCTTCACCAAAATAGGTGGACCTAATTCAACCAATATTAGTATAAAACAAGGTTGGTCTGATTAATTACTCTTCTATTCTTTCTTGAACTGTATGTATGAACCATACAGCACCACTAGCAAGACAACCATCGAAGAAAGCACCTATTAACGAATCCATAGGTAAACCTTTAATAATAATTTCTGGTATATAACCAGCAGATAATGATGGAGAATACATTAAAACAGATAATATAACACCCCACCAAAAAGGTAAACACATCATACACCCAAATAATTTTCCAAAGAAACCTGGATTCTCATCTTCAGTACCCCAGAAACCTCTCCATTTTGAGAAAATAGAGCTAAAAACCATAATATTACTAGCACCATAAGCTGTAACGACAAACATTAATAATTTTTCCATAATCTTTAATTTTTATTTAAATATATGGGTTATATATGAATAAGTCAATATTTATATAATGTATGAGAGAATTAATTAGATATAAAGTAAAAAAATTTTTAATGGAAAATAAAAACAAAAAAGTTGCGGCTGGGGTATTAGTTAAATGCAACGAAACTGGTAGAATATTATTATTATTAAGAAATGACGTTAGTTATGAACCAAACACATGGGGTTTAGTTAGTGGTGGTATTGAACCAGGTGAAGAAATATTAGAAGGTCTTAAAAGAGAAGTAAATGAAGAAATGGGTATTAGTCCAGAAATAATTTCATATAAATTTATTTCTAAGAAGTATTATAAAAGTAAAAATTTGGAGTTTCATTATTACGAAGGGTTGACAAATTCAGAATTTACACCTAAATTAGACCATGAGAATTTGGATTATGGTTGGTTTAATAAAGGTGAGCTACCAGAACCATTATATCCTAATATGATTGGAAAGATTAATAGAATATGAGTGAAAAAAAATTAGATGGTAAAATACCACTAGAGTCAGTACTACTTAAATTTAAAGAAAATAATAAAAAGTTTAGAGATAATCTAGAACGAGAAGAGCAAGGTGAAAGAATTGAAACGTTAGATTCAATAACTAACGATATAAAAGCCACAAAAATTAGTACCACTTTAAAAACTAATCAATTCATTAATGAAATTAAAGGTGGGCTAGGTGATAAAGTTAGAAGTAACCCAAACGGTATAAAGTTCATTAAAAAGAAATGGTATAAGCGTTTTGGTGATTATATGAAAAAAATATTTACAAAGTTTTAATTATGGAATACATGAGATATGACGACATTATAAAAACGGTGTCTGAGATTATAGATAATGAAAATATTTATAAAAAAAATTTAGTTTTAGTTTATGAATTAGATGATACAATGCATAAAAAAATGGATGAACATCTATATTATAAAGCTAACCCAGAAAGTAGTGAATTTATACATAGAGATGTTATAGAGTTAGAAATTGGTGGTATAATTGTTAGATTTATTAAAAAAGATTTGGAAAGTTAAAATCTTTTACTTACATTTGTACAGAATCAATAAAAAATAGTCATGAAAATAGATATTATAAAAATATTAAAGTCAACACTTTTACTTATTACAGTTACATTATTATTAAGTTCTTGTACAAAGGAAGAATGGGAACCCAGAATTGAAGTCGAGGAACCAGTTGACACAATACCTTGGCAAAATAATTATGGTAACGGTGGTACGTTAACAAATACTGGAAACAATCAAACCAACCCATTAGTTGGTACTAAATGGGTTTTAACTAAGATGGTTTCAGCATTCGCTACAGAATACCCAAACGATACTATAACTTTTGTTGGTAATGACGAGTATACATATAACACAAGTGCTGCTAGACCATATGTTTTAGGTACAATACCATCATCAACTAATTATGAATTAACATTCAATTATTTTGCACCATTCGGTGGTAGTCACTACAGTGCGCAAGTTGGTTATTATTTTGTTGATGATGGTGAAATGTCTAACATTGAATTCACAGACGTACAGAATAGCACCTCAAGTATTAGAGCGTGGTTTATAAAAATACAATAAAATAAAAATAAAAATAAATTATTATGACACAAACAGAAAAAGCAGAACTTTACGATTCATATATACGCCAAGGAGATGTGTATTTAAGAGAAAACTCTAAATTAAAATCAGAATACCCAATAGATATGCCAAATGATAAGCAAAAAATTATTGACAGTAACAATAACAAAATCAACGAGTTACAAGTAAAATTACAAAACTTATTTAAATAAAATTATTTTTTTTTAGTAAATTACTTGACAAATTAAAAGTTTTATTATATATTTGTTCCGCAACTTAAATTAATAATAATATTAATTAAAAAATTTTTAACACTATGACAAAGCTAATCGATGCTATTAGAACTAACGATGCACGTACTGAAAACGGCATGACAACCAACTCAACAACTTTAAATAGTTGTGTAGACTTATTTTTTAAAATTGGTGCCTTAAGAGGTCAAGAAAGGCAGAAAAAGGTTAACGCCTTTTCAAAAGCGTTTTCTGAAGATGCGTTAACAGCCATGAGAATTTTATTCTGGGCTAGAGATGTAAGAGGTGGTGCTGGTGAAAGAGGTACATTCAGAGATATTATAACATATCTCGCACAATCTAAAACTGAAGTTCTAAGAAAGAACATTGGTCTTATTTCTGAATATGGTAGATGGGATGACTTACTTACCTTAGTTGGTACTAAGCTAGAAGGTGATGCTTTAACTGAAATAGAAAAGGCTTTAAAGGATGGTAACGGACTTTGTGCTAAGTGGATGCCAAGAGGTAATACTAAGAATAGAGAAAAGAAAAGATGGGCCAGCGCATTAAGGAGTCACTTAGGTATGAAACCAAAGGATTATAGAAAGATGCTTTCTGAATCATCTAACACTGTTGAGCAATTAATGTGTGCTAAAGAATTCAGTAACATTACTTACTCTCACGTACCATCAAAGGCTATGTCAGATTATATGAAAGCATTCTCTAAGAATGATGGAACAAGATTCCAATCATATTTAGAGGCGTTATCTAAAGGTGAAACTAAGATTAACGCTGGTGCAATCTATCCATACGATGTAACAAAAAACTTGAGACACGGTTCTTCGGATGGCGCTGTTGAGCAATGGAAGGCTTTACCTAACTACATGGAAGGTAATTCAGAAAGAGTTTTACCAGTGGTAGACGTTTCTGGTTCTATGGGTTGTTCAGCTGGTAATAGTTCTACAGTAACATGTATGGAAGTTGCAATCTCATTAGGTCTGTACATTTCCGAGAGAAATGAAGGTCCGTTCAAGGATGCGTTCTTCACATTCTCTTCAAGACCAACTTTAGAATACTTAAAGGGTGACCTTAGAGATAGATACAACCAATTAGCGAGAGCAGACTGGGGAGGTTCTACGGATTTAGAAGCTACGTTCAGAGTTTTACTTGAAAAAGCTAAGACTGGAAATGTAAGTGAAGTTGATATGCCAACAATGATTATTATCCTTTCGGATATGGAATTCAATCAAGCAACTGGTAATGGTTGGGGTAGAAGTACGTCTGACTGGAACCCAACATCACAAAAGATGATTGAAAAAATGTATGAAGATGCTGGTTACAAGATGCCAAAGGTAGCATACTGGAACATTCATTCTAGAAATGATAATAACCCAGTCCAGTTCAACAATACTGGCACAGCATTAGTGTCTGGTTTCAGTCCAGCGTTGTTAACAAGCTTATTAGCTGGAAAGGACTTAACTCCTTACAGTATGATGATGGATATTGTTGGTAATGAAAGATATGCAGATATATCTGTTTAAAATACAAGGTGGTATAGTTTAATACTATACCCCTTTTTATGATATAAAGAATGTATGCAGCAAACTTAACTTAAAATTAGATTGATATACATGGTTAGGTTGGGGTTTTTAGTTATTGTTTTATAACCCCTATAAAATTTTTTAAAAAGACAACCTTCACAACTGGGTTTGAAGTAAACACCCCACATTCTGTTTAATAATTTAAAGGTTTATATGATTTATTTTATATAAACCTTTTTTTTATACTTTACACTTTCATTTTTTTTCTTTAGATTTATAATATATTTATAACGATAGAAATTAAAACAAAAAAATGAAAATAGTTTCAAAAGAAATGAAAAAAGACGGCTCTCAATCAATAGTATATTTGATTGATGAAAACGGAAATCCACTACAAGGTGAAATAGTTAATAATGATGGTAAGAAAGAATTGATTAATAAGTTATTATCGGAACATTTCACACCAGATGATTGGGTTAACAATAAAAGTGATTTACTTAGTAACTTGGAAGAAATGTCATATGAAGAATATATTAATCAATAATGCAGTTAATAGGAGTACACCCAATAAAACACAGCGATTTAGGTTTCAATAACACACTATTTGGTGGTAAACTTTTATATTGGATAGATGGTGATGCTGTAGCATATGCTATGGAAGTTGCTGACACACCAAGAATGGTAACTGTACGTATGGATGAATGTGTTTGGCAAAAAAAAGCTGGACCAAGCCACTTAATAAAGATATATGCTGAAGTTGAGATTGTTGGCACCAGCTCAGTAACACTTTTAGTTGAGGCACGTAGACACAATGTATATAATGGTAAACAAGAACTAATATTATCAACGAAAATTAAATTCGTTAGAGTTGATGAGGATGGATACCCATTACCTATTTCTGATAAGGTAAGGGATAAATATAATAAAAAAAAATAAAAAATAAAGAAATGGAAAAACAATACCCACTAATGATAGTATTTTATTTGGATAGAGAAATGATGATGAATCCAGATATTATTCAGCCATTTGCTGAACAAGTAAATAACGCCCTAGACCAAAGAGGTGCAAATGCAATGGCATTCTTCATACCAACTGATGGTGAAGAAAGAATTGAGTGTATAAACCCAGTTCAAGTCGAAGAAACTGAAATGGGAAGAATTAACGGAATAGTTCAAGACTTAGTAAAGAATTTTGATGTAGGTCAAGGTGCCGATGATGGCAAGAACTCACCAGACGCTGAAGTAGATGTAAATGAGTAAAGACAAGGCCAATCATAGAGAACACCAATTACTAGCTCTTTTATATAAGGTAGAAGAGCTTTTAATTGAACTTAGAGCTGGTGGTAAAGATAGCCAGGACTATAAGGATTTAACAAGAATCATAAAGAACCTTGAAGATTACCTTCAAGATGAGCAAGATTTAATATGAGTAGATTATTAAATAGTGGTAGAACTGGAAGTGCTGATAGTTTTAAAGATTTAAAAAAACAACGAGAAGCCATAATTGATAAATGGAATGAATTAGGTTTATTAGAGGGTATTGGTAAAGGTAACCCTAAGATGAATATCGCTATGCTACTTGAATCTGATGCTGTTCAGTTTTTAGATGGTTATGAACCAACTTGGTGTGTTTATATACTTAGATGTGCAGATGGAACACTATATTGCGGTATGACTAATAACATCGTTAGACGTTTAAAGGTTCATAGGAGTGGTAAGGGGGCTAAATACACTAGAGGTAGGTTACCAGTTATATTAGAAGCTTATCGTTCAGTAGAGAGTAAGTCTGAAGCTCTAAAGTTAGAACATAAGGTCAAGAAGCAATCAAAACAAAATAAAGTAGATTTTTTGAAAAAATTTTAATATTTATAAATATGGATGAAGAGTTATTGGTTGAATGGGAGTTATCGAAAGATAAACCAACAAAGAGATTTAAAGAGTTACTTGGTGTTATCGCTAAGGATAGATTTGACAAATATACAAAATATTCTAATGTAGCGTTTGAGTACTGGGTTAAGGATTATATAATTCAAGGTGCTATAAAAAATAGAAATAAATTCAACCCAGAAATTGGTGTGATAGTTCCTTACTTTACTACTCTATCTGATGGTTACGCTTTAAATATCACCGATAAATTAATTAAGGGCGAGTTGAGGTCCTCCGAATCTTAGTTATAGGCCAATCAGTTTTTTCTTGTATTAATTCATACATTATACTAACAGTAGCTGGACTTGCTGTACCCATAAATATTATACTTTTAATCTTGTTTTTTCTACAAGCTTTATGTAGTGCATGATGTAGCCTTTGAGCATCTTTTTTATTTTTACATATAACCATTTCAAATTGGTCTTCATTATATAATATTAATTTATTATGTACAACTATTAATTGTTTAGTCATCATTTTCTTATAAGCACCCAACATCATTGGTTTAATTATATTATGTATTGTTACCCTATCATTTTTAGGGTCTCTACCAAACATCCAGAAAGTCTCCTCAATTTCATAGGGGTGTTCATTAATAACTGTCCATATACCAAATATTGGTTTTTCTTTACTGGTCCTACCCATTTTATCTCTTATGGTTCTTACCTTATCCCCATCTTCATAATCTTTAACTATATAAATCCTATAAACAACTGGTTTTATCCCGTTGTAATTAATATGTTTTCTTGGGAACATAACATTCTTATTCTCATCAATTAATTTATGATAATTAATGAAAGAAGTCTCCCTAGTTTTACATCTATGAAGGGTCATCTTGTATTCTCCGTTTTTTGTAAGTATTACTCTGTACATATTGAATAAATATAAGTATATTAGGTTAAAATTAAATGATATGTATGAAGAAAAAATAATATTACTTAGAGATTTAGAAGAGGGGGATAAGTTCCTTACTAAAGGTGGTGAAGAATTAATATATTTGTACCCAATAGCTAATGATAAGCACGTAATAAGTAGGTTAAATGGAAACTCATGGGATGTACCTAATGGAGACTTCCCAGTTTTTAAATATAAAGAAGATGAATAAAAAAGATTATTATCAAGTTCTTGGGGTTAGCAAATCTGCTAATGAAAACACTATCAAAAAGTCGTACAGAAAGTTAGCACTAAAATATCATCCAGATAAAAATCCAGGCAACAAAGAGGCTGAAGAAAAATTTAAAGAAATTGCCGAAGCTTACGACATACTATCTAATAAAGAAAAGAGACAAAGTTACGATACCTATGGCCACAACGGACCTACACCAAGAGGTGGTAATGGAATGAATATGGATGATATTTTTTCACAATTTGGTGATATATTTGGTGGACAATTTAATAATAGTAGGAATCGTAGAGAGCGAAGAGGTCATGATTTAATTATAACCATTAAAATTTCACTTGAAGAAACTTTAAGTGGTACAAATAAAAAGTTTAAATATAGGAGAAATTCATCATGTAACACATGTAATAGTGATGGAGGGGTTGGTAAAAAAAGATGTACCACCTGTAATGGTAGTGGTAATATCATGAGCATTGTTAATACCCCAATGGGTCAAATGAGAAATGTAGTGGATTGTGGTAATTGTCAAGGTAGTGGTAGTATGTTTCATACTACTTGTAATGATTGTAATGGTCTTGGTATTAAAAATAAAGAAGAAATTGTAGAAGTTACGATACCTAGAGGTATTAAAGATAATGATACATTAGAATATCAAGGCATGGGTCATGGAATTAAACAAGGGTCTTCTGGTAGATTAATTATTAAAACTATGATTAGTAAACATAATAATTATGTTAGAAATGGTGATGATTTAAGGTATGATATGAAATTAAGTTACTCTCAATTAGTGTTGGGAGATAAAATAGAAATACCAACAATAGAAGGTGGTAAAATTAGGGTAACAATACCAGAGTATAGTAATATTGGTGATAATTTAAGAATAGTTAACAAGGGTTTATATAAACTTAATAGTGATTATAGGGGTGATATGATTATAGTTTTAGATATCTTAATGCCAAACAATTTAAATGATGAAGAAAGGGTTCTAATAGAAAAATTAAAAAAAAGTGAAGAAATTGTTGCACATAAAGATAATAAGTAATATGTTTGCATAAATAAAATAATAAAAAAATGTATAAATCAGAAAGAACAAGTAAAAGTATTGGATTAAGTGCATTAGTTTTTTTAATATTCTTAGTTTTAAAATTAAGTGAGATAGGACAAGTAGCAACTTGGTCATGGTGGTGGGTAACGTCCCCATTATGGATTCCGTTAGCTATTATCGTAATAATTATGATAACTATATTTCTTATCGCTATAGTAACAGCAATGTTTAGTAAATAAATAAATAAATAAATAAATAAATAATAATTAAATTTTAAATTTTATGGCAAAGTACGAAGAACCATTTCAAGACACACAAGAGATTTTTAACGGTGTTATCTCAATCGCAGAACTTGAGAGATTTGTTAATATCAAGTTATTAAGTGATAATAAATCAAAAACTATTACTAAAGTAGTAAAGGCTAACCCTTTACTAAAGTTTGAAACAAAAAATGATTTATACATTTTTATTAATGAACAAATCTTTGAACAATTAGAAGATTGGCAAAAACTAATCGTTGCTGAAGAAGCAATTGCTGGTGTGTACTATGATAATGAGAAAGATAAATTAGAAATTAAGAAGGGTGACGTTGAAACATTCTCTGGATTACTTTCTAAGTATGGGTATGATAGATATGAAGTTGTTCGTGAATCAATCAAAACTCTATATAATGTAGAGAAAGAAGAAGCGGAGGTTTAATATGACACCAGAAGAAGTAGCAGAATACAACGAAGAAGCACTTATATGTGATGGTTTTGATGATGCCATCATAGGTGTGGCCGAGAGAATTAATCTCGGTCCCGTTGCTGCATATAGCGTGGAGAAGATATTAGATATTCTTATCCCACAAATGGAATTAAGTGAAGAAGAGTTAAGAGATACACCAGAAGACGAACAAGATGGTCTTAAATATGGTATGGCTATGGAACACTTCGAATATAACATCAAAGGAGCATGGATGGGAGAATATACACCAGTGTTCATATATACAGAATAAAATATGATAGATTTTTATAATGAATTTCAAAACTATGCTACAAAGCATATGGGAATTAGCTCAATCCAGTTTCATTACTGGGAAACACTTCAAGCTAGTTTATACAACAACGTACAAGTAAGTGGGAGTCTTACACCATATATTTTAGAGGAAAGAGAAATGAGGGTAACTCAGATGGATATCTTCTCTAGACTTATGATGGACAGGATTCTATGGGTTGCTGGCCCAGTTAACGACCAGATGAGTACGGTAGTATCAGCACAACTTATGTTCTTAGATAACTTAGAGTCAAATACAGACATAACAATGCACGTAGACTCACCAGGTGGTTCAGTTAAATCTGGGTTAAGTATGGTAGATGTTATGAATTACATTTCATGCGACATATCAACAATTAACACAGGTATGGCAGCATCAATGGGTAGTATTTTATTGGGAGCTGGAACTAAGGGGAAGAGATACTCACTACCAAGTTCAAAAGTAATGCTTCATCAAGTATCTGCTGGAGCTCAAGGTCATGTTGAAGATATGAAGATTAGTCTAGATGAAGCACTTAAATATAATAATAAATTATTTGGTATGCTTGCTGACTGCTGCGATAAAGATGTTAAACAAGTATTATCTGATTGTAATAGAGATAATTGGTTAGATTCTGAAGAAGCACTTAAGTACGGTATCATTGATGGTATTGTAACTAATAAAAAATAAAATTAAAACCCACTTTACTTATTGGGTTTTTTTATTATAGTTATAATTAAGCGTTACTTCATTAAAAATAATAATGCTTATGGAAACAATAATAATAGTATCAGTGTTGTCAACACTAGGTGCAGTTGCTTTAGTTACGGCTATTGTGGTTGCGTTTGTTAAGTTGACAAATAAAGTTGATGTTAATAATTTCGATAGAGAAGTTGAAAACATTTATAATGAAGTAAATAATAAGGTTGAACAATTAAACCGTGATTTAGAACATCATGTTACGGCAATTTATAGTTCAACAAATGAAGAACATGAAGATATAAGACGCTTCATTGATTCAAGGTGTGATAAGTTAGACACCAAAATAAAAGACTTGGATGAAAAGTTCGTAAGAGCTATAAATAAGAGTAAAGAAGATATTAATAATCTTCAAAACACCAAGGTTAGTAACGGCAAACAGTTACTAACTGATTAAATAATAAAAAGAAGTAACGCTATTAAAAGAGGATTTCGAAAGATTTCCTCTTTTTTTGTTAAAAACACTTGACAAATTAAAATACTTTTAGTATATTTGCACATATATATTAAAAACGTTCTTAAAATTATGGGGGTGACTGGCTATTGATTGTTTATAGTCGTGACTAGTAAGCATGTAGTGTTAGATGGAAACACTTTAATTACCTATCGATTTTTTTTAGATGACAACGAGTTTGACATTGACGAAAACTTCCTTGATACTGCTTCTGTAGAAGTAGGTATGGGAGAGGTAGCATACGCCTAACAGAGTAATGCAATGGTGGTATCCCACCAACAGCTCTAATGATACAGAGTTAAAATAGTATCCAAGATAACTTTTATTAGATACACCGACTTGTAAAATCGGGAACTGATAAACTTTGCTGGGATTAGAAACCAGATAAACATGTAGAAAGCTCTTTATGAGTAAACAAGACTTGAGTTCGAATCTCAACACTTCCACGCATTAGGCTTCTATCATTATGGGAATTATGGTAGAAATATAAGGGCCCACCAGAAATGGTGGGCTTTACTTTGCCTATAGGTATTAATAAAAAAAATATAACAAATTAAAACAAATTAAAAGAATGAAAAAATTATTAGGATTTATTATCGTAGCCACATTAGCTTCTTGCGGTGTTAAAGATACTACTGAAGGAAAAGGAACATTAGACTCAACATCTGTTGATAATATTGATACTACAAAATATGACACAATATTTACAACCACTATTTCAGATGTTAAAATATCTACCGTTAGTGGAATTGACTCAATCGTTGTAGAAGATTTATAAAAGTAACTATTTAACTATTAAAACCAACTTTTAGTTGGTTTTTTTATTTTACAGTTGACAAATATGAATTAAAGTATTATATTTGTTTTATTATAATTAAAAAAAAAATAAAATTATGTCAGTTATTACAGAAAACAGTAAAGTAGAAGTTCATTACACTGGAAAATTTACAGATGGTGAAGTATTTGATTCTTCAAAAGCTATTGAAGGTACAAATTTTGAAAACAAAGAACCTTTAAAGGTTGAATTAGGCAAAGGTCAACTTATCCCAGGATTTGAAAAAGGTTTACAAGGTATGAAAGAGGGTGAAACCAAAAGTATTACTATCGAATCTAAAGATGCTTATGGTCCAATTAAGGAAGACCATTACCAAGAGGTTGAAAAACAATACGTACCAGATACGGTAAAAGAAGGTGAAGTGTTACAAGCAAACGGGCCACAAGGACCTATGACCGTAAAAGTTAAAGAAGTAAATGAAAAAACAGTTATCTTGGATGCTAATCACCCATTAGCTGGTAAAGATTTGATATTTGATTTAGAAGTGGTTTCCATTTCTTAATATTAAAGTTAAAATAGATTAGTTTAATAAAAAGCCCACTGTTGTGGGCTTTTTTGGTTTTAGTAAGTATTTATAAAGTACAAATAACATTAAAAAAAAATAAACTATGAGAGATTTTATTAAAGACATTTTAACAGAAGATAAAAATGATGGTAAGTTTTCATCAAAAAAGACGATGGGTATTATTGGTGGTTTATTAGCATTTATGGCTTTCGTTGTTGATGGTTTTCATTTTTATGAAATAGACCAATCAATGTTTGACTCAATGTTGATATTCTCAGCTACAATGCTAGGTGCGTCAGTTGTTAAATCATTCGGTAAAGGTTCAACACCTAAGTCAGAATAATTTATTAAAGAAAGAATAACACAAATAAAAAGGCCAACTATATAGTTGGCCTTTTTTAGTTACCGTTATTACCACTTGTAGTGTTTGTTGTTGTTGTAGTTGTGTTAGAACTATTCGTTTGAGTTGGTTTTGGTTTCTTTTTACATCCACATGCCATAATCTTAAAGTTTTATATAAATTGTTATTATCTTTATAAATAAATATAAAATTATTATAAAATAAACCCTATTTATTGATTTTTAATTTTAAAATGGTTATATTTATAATAATAATAACCTAAAATATAAGATATGTTAATAATACCAGTAAAAAATGGTAATATAGAAAGAGCATTAAAAGCCCTTAAAAGAAAAGTTAGAAATACTAAACAAAAAGAAGAACTTTACAACTTAAAAGATTATACCAAACCTAGTGTTGAAAAAAGGGAGAAAAAACAAAAAGCCATTTATAAGGAAAATAAAAAAAATAATGATTAAATTATTTAATCGAGATAGCATTACTTTTTTAAATGAAAAGTGGGACGTTATCAAGGGTAATGTTAAAATAAAACATATACCTAGAAATAATGAACTAATATTCTTACCAGAATATAATAGGTATTTTAGAGTTATAAATGTTATATATAATTTTACTGAAAGACAAAATATATTTGTAATATTAGAAGATTATACTGGTGATTTATCATTATTAGAAAAAAAAATAAAATAAAACTTGACAAATTATTAAATTTTATGTATATTTGAATATATATAATTAATAAAATGTTATTTTACATCATGATAGATAAGTAACCAAAATAATTTGGGTCTTAATAAATTAAACCTTGCGACTTACTGCTAACCACCCCTTTTCAGAAGTGTATTGAGTTTAATACTAGGTGAAACTCCTAGAAGACCCACAAGTTGCAAATAGGATTATGTTCCAATAATTAAGTCAAAGTTAATAGTGTTAAAAAAACTAATCCTATGTAGAAAGAATGGTTTCAGCAATTAAAGCTCTAATGTTATAGAAAAAAAAACCATTCTGATTTGTAAAAATAAAATATATTGCGGGGTGGAGCAGCGGTCAGCTCGCCAGGCTCATAACCTGGAGGTCGGGGGTTCGAATCCCTCTCCCGCTACTAATGTTTCATATCTTTCATGATTGTTAAGGAATCGGTTCAGCAATGAACTTTTAATGTAAAAAAAAACGATTCTGATTTTTAATTGTTAGTAATTAAAATCCTCACTAGAAATGGTGGGGATTTTTTTTTCACATTTCTTGCATAGTTAAGATTTATATTGTATCTTTGTTAAAATATAAATATTATGATAGATAAAAATGTAAGACCAAAACTCTTAATCCTAGGGCATGCGAGACATGGAAAGGATACTTTTGCTGAACTATTAAATGAAGAGTTCGGTTTAAGTTTCAAATCATCATCACAAGCTGCTGCTGACATATTTCTATATGACAAGTTAAAGGACCAATATGGATACGATAGTTCAGAAGAATGTTTTGAAGACAGAGTAAATCACAGACAAGAATGGTACGAATCAATCTGTGATTATAATAAGGATGATAGAGCTAGATTAGCCAAGAGTATTCTTAAGATTTCAGATTGTTATGTTGGTATGAGAGATGACGAAGAAGTTAAAGAATGTATGAACCAAGAGTTATTCGACTTAATCATATGGGTTGATGCTTCAGATAGATTACCGTTAGAACCAGAAACATCATTCAATATAAATAAAAATTGTGCTGATATTATAATCACAAATAATACTACTCTTGATGAGTTTAAAGCTAGAACCTCTAGATTTGGTGGGATATTATTTAACCATTCAGTAAGAGTTTTAGAAGAAAATTAAAAATAATTTAATAAAAACTTGCATATGTTAAATTTTAATTGTAAGTTTGTCAAATAATAATAATAATTAAAAACAAAAAAAAAGAAAAAAAATGACAATTTTAGGAATTTTACTAATTTTAGTAGCAATCGGTATGTATATCGTACCAAAATTTATGACTCTGAGAACAGAGACAACACAAGTGGATAACGGTTATGGTGGGACGAACTCACTACCCCCAAGTCCAAAAATACTTACAAGTTGGACTGGTAAGAAAAGTCTAATTATAGGTTTTGTAGGGTTAGCATTCACAATGGTAAGCGGGATGTTCTTTTACAACCCAGCTGGTACAGCAACGTCTGTACAATACTTATGGGGTGGAGATGCAGCAGTTACCTCTCAAGGTCTTAAAATGAAATTATGGGGTAAGACAATCCCAATCTCGTTTGAGATTGCCATGCAAGATGTTATCCTTTTAGGTGAGGATGGGTTCCCTAGTGAACCAGGCATTTATTACAGAGATGGCCAACGTAGGGAATTTGCTGATGCAATTAAGGCTGACATTGCAGCATCCCTAATTGTATCTGTAAATTATAGTGACGAGGAATTATTCCTAGATATGGCAGATAAAAACAGGTCGGAACAAAAATTAGTCTACGCTCGTATTTACCCAGTTTATGACCAAGCGTTGAAAAACACTTGTAAGTTAATGGATGCTCAAGATTACATATCTGGTGCATCATCTCAATTTGATTATTACTTAAAAGACCAAATGGAGAATGGTATGTACTTAACTGAAGAAGTATATGCTGACGTTATAGAAATAGCTATAACTGATGGCGATACATCTTCAACAGCTAGAACAGTTGCTAAGGGTAAAATTGATGACGAGAAAAAAGAAAAGAAGTATAGAATACGTAGGGATTCAAATGGAGACCCAATTAGAGATGCGTCTAATAGTCTTAAAAGATACGGTCTTACAGTACAACAAGCAGCTGTAACTAATATTGATTGGGAAGAGTCTTTCGATGCCAGACTTCAATTACAGAAAGAGCAAGTAGCTCAAACACAAATTGAGAAACAAGAAGCTGAAAAAGAATATTACGCTACACAGAAAACAATCGCTAAAGGTGAGCGTGAGAAAGCTGAAGTACGTGTAACTTTAGAAAAGAAACAATTGGAACAAACAATTGCTGCTGAAACTAAAGCTAAATCTGCGAAGTACAAAGAGCAAGAGGAAATCAACTTGTTAGCTGCCGCAAAGAAACAAGCTGAACGTATCAAAGTATCTGCTGATGCTGATGCTTATGAAATCAAGAAGAAAGTAAATGCGGGTATTACCCCAGAAACTAGACTGAAGATGGAATTAGATGCTAAGGTAGCAATTATGAAGGCTTTAGCTGGACCAGAAGGAATGAATATGCCAACTACAGTTATGACTGGTGATGGTGGAAAGTCTGGAGGAAACGGAATGCTTGAATCAATCTTAGGTGCTAAAATTCTAAGTGGTGAATTAGGTACAAGTAAAAAATAGAACACACCTAAATATAATTAACCCTCATATCTAAAAGGTATGGGGGTTTTTTATTTACATTTAAATATAATTATTTATATATAATGATATGGATGATTGGATTTTTGTGGGTTTTCCAAACGAAGGGCAAATACCACTAACTATTAAGAGTATTAAACATTGGGAACCAAGTGATATTGATATTGTTGGTAACAACGTATTTTTTAATCAAGGTAATAGTAGGTTATCAATGAAATTAGAAGATTTTAAAATAAATTTCAAAATATACTTGACAAATTTATAATTTTATCATATATTTGTTTAAGTTAATATAAAGAATAGTTACGGCAATCTTAAAAACTTCAGAAAGAGAGAGTGGTTTTAGAAATTATCCACTTTATGAGCAACAAAAAATAACCTGGTGTCTAGACCCAGTAAATAACACTAAACCACTATTCTGTTACTTATTAATATAAAATGATAGCTCAATCAATTGATTGGGCTATTTTTGTTTATAAGTAGATATTTATAATTAAATAATTATATTATATGACAAAGAATGATATACAATACCTTTTAAACAAAGATACACCAAATATATTTGAACCATCTTATTGCTCTAATGTTTTAGGGATAACCACAACACTAAATGAGAGTTATCTTGTAGACAATAAAAGACAGATAATTGAAGAACAACTTATACTAGAGGGTTGGTTTGATAGTATTACAAAAGTCGGGAGTGATTTAAAAGATTTAATGATTGCATTAAAACAAGTAGTAACAGACCCAAAAGCTGTTAAGAAATGGATTAGTGGACTTAAAATTGGTATTATCAATAAAGGTATTGATACCATTAAAAAATTTCTAGAAAATGTAGTTAAAGCTAGTGAAAACCATGGGTTAAGTGAGGTAAAAAAATTAGCCCAAAAAGTTGGTACATTTATAGTAGATTTAAAAGAAAGAATAAATAATTTTAGTGGTTGGGCTGGTGCTATAACACTAACTGGAATTGCTTTATCGATTAAGTTTTTATTCAGTAAAGTAGGTAGGTTATTAAAGAGCGAACTTAATAACATGACCAAATCTTTCCTAACTGATGAAGTTATGAAAAAATTAGAGGGGGTTTTTATGAGTTCACTAAATACTGGGATAGAAACTGTAATTAATGGTTTTAGTGGTATCGGTGCTCTTGTTAGTTGGGCTATGAAAGCTTTTGAGGGTACTAAATTTATAACTAGTACTTTAGAACCAATTGTTAGTGGTTTTAACATCAACCCAAATCAAAATATATACCTAGGGAAACATAAAAATGAAAATATGAAAATAGTTAAAAGACTTTTAAAAGAATCGTTACATATTGAAAGTATGTTAACAGAGTTAAGTGATAATCTTGATTTCTCAGCATTTAAGATGAATGATACTCTACAACCAGAGATATGGGACACTGAAGACAGGATAAATGTAGAAATAAAAGATAGTCTAATTAGAATAGCAAATGACTACTGGGAATCTCTTGATTTAGGGTTTGATTATTCAGATATAACCATGACTGGTTCATTAGCTAATTTTAATTGGTCAAAATATTCAGACGTTGATTTACATATAATATTCGATATGAATGAACTTGGTGATAATAAGGAAATGATTAAAGACTTATTAGATGTTAAGACTAGAAAATGGAATGGTGACCATGATATTACAGTAAAAGGGTATGAAGTGGAATTATACCTCCAACCAGAAGACCAACCTCATCACTCAAGTGGTGTTTATTCACTTACAAATGATGAATGGATATCTAAACCAGGAAAACAAGATGTAAGAATAGATAAAGAAACAATTAGAAAGAAATATAAAGGTATAGTCAAAACTGTTGAGGATATTGAAAAGGATAAAGACAACGAAAGTATTATTGACCGAGTAGATAAGTTAAAGGATAAGATTAAGAAGATGAGACAATCTGGACTTGAAAAAGGTGGTGAATATAGTGTTGAGAACATTGTTTTTAAATTACTTAGAAGAAATAATATAATGGATAAACTAGGTGACTTATCTAGTAATGCATATGATAATGAAGTTACGATAGATGAAATTAACTAATTTATACGAAGAAATAATGAATGGGCTTCACTTCACAGAGTTTGAAGATGATGAGAGAATGAATATAATCCTTATGGATAATAAGGAAATTATAGGTAAGGTAATAGTTGTACATGTTATGTCTGGTTATATGGAATTTGAAGACATGATGAGTGAAGATGAATACTTAGAGATATTTGGTGACGATGATTTCTATCAAATAGAACATCTTGAAGTTTATCCACAATATACTGGTAGTGGTTATGGTAAACTACTCATGAATAAAGCTATTGATTACGTTAATAAAATGGATGGTAGGAGTTTATATCTAAACGCATCCCCAATGAGTCATAAGGGTCTTGATTTAGGTAACCTTGTTTCATTTTATAAGGACTTTGGTTTTGAAGTGATACCAGAACTTGATAAATGGCCACATAATAAAGAAATGCTTTTAAAATTAAAACAAATAGGGTGAAAGATTTAATTAAAAAATTACTTAGGGAAAATTTAGAGGAAGCATTAAAGAATGAAAGTTTTATTCTTTACCATGGTTCCCCAAATAAGATTAAAAAATTTACAGATGAATTTGTTGGTGGCAAGGATGCTACAGACCAAGAAGGTCCAGGTTTATATTTTACAACATCATATGATGAAGCTTTAGGGTATGCTGATGGTGGTTATGTGTATGAAGTTAGGGTATCACCAAGATTATTATTTGATGAATCTGAAGAAAAGGATATTAATAAAGATGTTTTAGAAAAATTAGTATTTTTATCAGAAAATTGGGAAGACCATGCCTCAAATTGGGACCCAGACCCTAAAATTGGTGTGGAAAATATGATTAACTCTGCCTATAAATATAATGATAATGAAAAGGATGTATTATTGCAGATTTGGATTGAAGCTTATAGGTATGATGGTGTTAATTTTGTTAGGAATTGTGTTAAAGTTGGTATTGATGGTATTATAGTTAATAGAGAGAACGGAAAACATGTTATTATCTATAACCCAAAAATTATTGAGTTAACAAATATTGAAGATGTTAGTAAAGAGATTAGTGAAGGTTCAGATTCCGAACCATTAGTGTTAGATATTATGAAAAATCCAGAAGCAGCACCTAATATGGGTTCTAGATATGGACAAGATGTTGAACCGCATGGAACTTATGTTTTACAAAGAGAACCAGGTGATAATTCTGAAGGTTGGTTAATTGGAAAAGCTGTATTGGATAATCCATTAATGGTGAATATTACAGACGATACATTGGTCCAATACAAAAGAGATTTAGCGGCACAATATAAAGCTAAGGGTAAAAGGTTAACAAATAAATTAATGCAAAAGGGACATGATGCTTTAATCACAGTAAAACCAAACGGTAGTTACGGTGAGATAGTTTTATTCCCTAATTCTAAATTTATGGTTAATTAATGGGGTTTATTACAGTTACGACCAATATAAAATAGTTAATATAAATGATAAATGAAGATTTTAGCAAATGATGGGATTGCACCTATCGGGAAAACAAATTTAGAAGCATTAAACTACACTGTTGTTACAGAAACAGTTGCTCAAGAGGATTTAATTAAGGCGATTAACGATAATAACTATATAGGGTTATTAGTTCGAAGTGCAACGACAGTTAGAAAAGAATTGATTGATGCCTGTCCAGGTTTAAAATTGATTGGTCGTGGTGGTGTTGGCATGGACAATATTGATGTTGAATACGCTAGAAGTAAAGGGATTAAAGTAATTAACACACCCGCAGCATCCTCCCAATCAGTTGCAGAACAGGTTATGGCTCATTTATTTAGTGCTGCACGTTCTTTATATGATTCTAACAGACAAATGCCGACATCTGGATTATCAGATTTTAAAAAGTTAAAAAAGAAATACGGAAAAGGTGTTGAATTAAGAGGTTCTACTCTAGGGATTATAGGTTTTGGAAGGATTGGGCAAAGCCTAGCTAGTTATGCTTTAGGTTGTGGAATGAATGTAATTGCATACGACCCATTCGTATCAGAAGCAACAATAACAGTACCCATTAACTCTAACTCAATTTACATAGATATAAAAACAGTATCTCTTGATGAATTATTAAGCAAGTCTAATTTTATATCCTTACATATGCCTATGCCAAGTGATGGTAATGCACTTATTAGAAATAAAGAGTTTTCTAAAATGCAAGATGGTGTAATTATAGCAAATGCTGCTAGAGGAGGAGTGATTGATGAAGATGCGTTAATTACGAATTTAGATTCGGGAAAAGTTGCACATGCTGCTTTAGATGTGTTTATGAACGAACCTTCACCAAGACAAGATTTATTAACACATCCAAAGATATCCTTAACACCACATACAGGTGCAGCTACATTAGAAGCGCAAGACAGAATTGGTGAAGAGTTAGCTTCTCAAATAATAAACCATTTTCAATGTGTTAATATTTAAATAATATCGAATTAATTTGCAATGTCCAAATTAAATTAATATATTTGTAGTATGAAAGATTTTATCAGAAATAAAATAAGAGAAAACCTTATTACTGAGAATAGGGTAGAGATGAATATTCCTATCCCAGATTCCATCATATTAATAAAAGATGCTTTCCTTAAGTATGGTAAAATTCTATTTAAAAAGGAATTTAAGTTATTTGTGGTTGGTGGTGCAGTTAGAGATGCCTTACTAGGTAAGACACCGAAGGATTGGGATTTAGCTACTGATGCTACACCAGATAAGGTTGAAGCTATGATGAAAGCAGCTGGACTTAAGACACTTCCTACTGGTAAAGCCTTCGGTGTTATTAATATATTTGTTGATGATGAAGAATTTGAAGTGGCCACGTTTAGACGTGATTTAGGTTCTGGCCGTAGACCAGATGCTGTAGAATTCACTACAATCGACCAAGACGTTAAAAGACGTGACCTTACAATTAATGCTCTTTTCTATGATATTGATGCTGGTGAGGTAGTTGACCTTGTTGGTGGTATTGATGATTTAAAGAATGGTGTTGTCAAAACAGTTGGTTCCCCAGAAGAAAGATTTGGTGAAGATAGATTGAGGATACTTAGAGCTATAAGGTTTGCTGCTAGGTTCGGAAGTGAATTAGAACCTAGTGTAGAAAAGGCTCTAACTAACGATGCTAGTCTTGAAGGTATAAGTCCAGAGAGAATTAGAGATGAGTTCTTAAAAGGTATTAAAACAGCTAAGAGTGTTAAACATTTCTTAAGTCTTATAGATAAGTTTAACTTATTTGATTGGGTATTCAGAGGTCTTTCAGTTGATAAGGATTTTATTGAAGATAAAGACTCTATGGTTGTTATTGCAACTTTATTAAAAGGTAATAATTTCACAACCCTACCAAAAGCACTTAATAAACTAAAGTTCAGTGCTGACGAGACTAAGATTATTACATTTCTTGTTGCATTATTAGAACTTAATAAGGCTGACCATAAAGACATACCAAGTTTAGGTATTAAATTAAAGAAGATGATGGATAAAACCAATATCACGTCAGACCAACTTAGAAACTTCGGTAGTAGAGCTGGTGTAATGAGTCAAATTATTGATGCATTAGAGAACTTTGAGTTTAGTGTTAGTGGTAAAGAAGTTCAAGATGAAACTGGTATGAAGCCAGGGCCAGAACTGGGTAAAGAAATTCAAAGAAGAGAAATTGATAACTTTTTAAATTTATTATAATGGATGAATTATATATTAAAGGTGGTTGTGATTTTATGTACGCTGCTAACCATATCATTAGTGTCACTAGGTCAGAACCAAATGAAGAGTTGGCAATACTCCCAATTCAAAAATGCGGAAAAAGCCAGGAAATGGAGAAGCTCGAAACGGGTATCCAAATTGTGGACGAAATCGCCAAAAAGGGTATCAAGAAGGAAGAAATTCACATATGGTCAACCAACAACAATAAGACACAAGGGAAATAGATAATATTATGAGAAGATTTGATAAAAATAAAAACATTAATAAAGTAAACTTATTAGCAGAACAAAGATATCTTGAGTCAAAGGGTTTAATAAATGAAAGTGCTGGCGTTACTGCTGGTGTTGGTATGTTATTAGGTCTTGATGACGAAATAAAATCTAAAATAAGTTCAATGGAAATACCAGCTGAACCAAATGGTGCTGAAATGACTAACTTACCAAAGGATAAGCTACATGTTACACTTACTAGTATTAGAGCTTTCAAACCATTTAAGGGTA